TCAGTAGTATTAGAGTGGACACCATGTCTCAACCAACCAGGAAATAATATAATACCTCCTTGCTCTGGTGGGAAAGACAATGTATTAGGTGTTGAGTCCCAGAAGCACGTAGTCTGTGCTAACACAGGTGTTTGGAAATATATATCACCATCCTCTCCATTGGTCTGATAATAATATACTCCTGATATATCTGACCACCCATGCTCATGACAGACACCATACATTCCTTTGTCACACCTTGTCATCCAAGAGGTTACAATATCAAATTCCAGATCACATTGCTGCCACTGAGTAATATACTCACGCACCTGTGACCTCACCTCTTCCTCAAAGGTAGTTAACTTATGCTCCTTTATTATATTATCTTTAAACTTATTGTCAGTTATTAAATGAGTATTCCATAAGTCATCCCACCCAAGTTCTGTGTCGAAGACATGTATTAAATCTTTAAAGTCTTGCTGTATCTTCTCATAATTATCCACCTTCCCTAGGTGTATTTTAGTTGGAAACAACTCAAGCATTACGTTTATCCCATGCCTCAATGATAGCATTACATGCCATCTTAAAATAGTCTCCGTTAAATTCCATCACCTCATCCTGTAAAAGATTATCGTTAGAAGGGAGATACTTATCAAGCTGGCCACTCTCTACAAAGTCGTGCGAAAATTGATATACATCTGGTGTTATTGATATGTTATTAGATGCGAAGCATCCAAGGCATAGCTTTCTCTCAGCTAACCGTTGATCCATTCTCCATTCTTCATTCATAGTTTCAACCAGTGGGGTTTCATCTTAGCGTCTATACTCTTATCATAACCATCTTCTGTGTAGATGTCAAATGCTATTGTGATTCTTTCCTGATCGTCTATTACCTTATCAGTACCATGCTTGACCCAGTTAGGGAAGAGAGTTATCTTACCAACCTCATTGTGTGACTTCCAAGGGTCACCTCCATATGGATTGTAGTAATTTGTATTAGTGTCAGTAACTTGGACGCATACATGACCACTCAGGTATCCATAAGGATCCTTACCGTGTGAGTGCACTGCTATCTGGTCACCCTTTCTCATAACATTAGCCCAACACTGTGCATATATTACTGGTGGACTAGGTGCACCTAACTGTGACACAAATGCATCATGTGTCTTTCTAATAGCATGTCTTAATGGTGCAGCACACTCCCACTTGAGTAAATTATATTTGTTTGACCTAGCAGTAAGACTCTCAGCACCTAGTTTGGTACCCCAATCATCTTCAAACTCATTCTCTTCTATTATACTCTTCTCTCTGTCTAATATTTCTTTTTTAATTTGTGTAAGAGATATCTTCAGATCATCTTCACAAAAATAATACTCCCACGCTGCTGCGAAAGGAGTATATGTTTCACCACTGGTGAATCTAATTATTTTCATCGACTATCCTCAGTTTATTATATACTTCTTCATTCCTCATCATCTTACTGATGCTCATGAGGAAGTCGGCTTTCATTCTACTAAGGTTTCGATATTTTTGCAAGGGTATCCATTCTTCCTTGACATAATATTCTATTCGGAACACGACTCATCCAAAGGTAACTCCTATAGTAATTATAAGAGCTAACTCTAGAAGAGGGTGAAATCCATGTGGGACTGTCACTATAACAGCTTCAACAGCATTCATCTCATTACAAACTGAAATACATTAGTGTAAGCTGTTGCTGCTAGGATGCAACCAAAGATTAAAAAGTGCATGTTAAGTTCCTGAAGGGGCATATGCAGGTACCATTTCCTGCTGACGTATTCTAATTCCTTTACCACCATCGTCGTCATCATCATCGTTATTGAAGGCACGAAGAATGAGTTCAACTAATACTAAAGCACCCATCGGGTAAAATACCCAGAGGAGTGCTACTAGTGGTGATACTGTATCTGATGCGGCTACGAAGTCGCTCATTGTTTTGTGTTGTTATGTTAACATTTATGAATAAGTATTTATACTTTGCAAATTTTAAGCAAAGTATTTGAATTTAGTGTAGAGTGCTACACCCACCCAGAAGAGGACCATAGTCGCTCTTCCGTTTGATCTCCAAAAGAGATCATAGGTTCCTTGATTTCCCATTAGAATATACCTGGGATGATTTGACCTGTGGTGATGTAAGCACCGACTGCTGCTACGAATCCGATCATAGCTGCCCAACCGTTAAACTTTTCTGCTTCTGGTGTCATTTTTCTTAGATTAATTAGGGGTAGAAATTTAAAGAGACCTGCGTTCGACTACGCAATCCCTGGAATAATCCATCCGAAGATGGCATAGTTATGGACTGCTGCAAACAAACCAATCATCGCTAGGCGACCATTGAGTAACTCAGCATTCTTCCAGTAACCTTCGTAATTTTCAACGTATTCCATCTGAGGTTGATTAGCAAAGATGTTTTGCTTACCATACTCAGTAACGGTGTTACGTCTTGCTACTGATTGTGTCATGTTGTTAACTTATGTTAAGTAACGTTACATAATTATATAGCAAAGATTAAATTTCTGTCAACCCCTAAAGGTGGGGTTACCCCTAATCAGACATCCTTATCAATGTCATCAGGGAATGTAATCACGTCAGATCCTAGTCCAGCAACGTAATCTCCACCGAATGTGACTGTACCAGCAGCACCGATGTCACTGGTGTCTATCCTGATATCATCATTAAATGTGAGTGCATCTCCTAACGTAGTATCAGGTACAAATTCTATACCAGTTGTAACATTTGCTTTGGCAACAGACTTAAGTCCTTTGTATGCACATATTAAATTATCTAAATCCTTATCACTTACATCTGCCTCTAGTGATGCAGTAAGTGCTTCCTTCACTGCTGTAACAGCAGCATCTATCTTTCCATGAAATCCACAAGTCATTTACTTTCTCCGTAGTGTGTTTAGGTGGTCGATGATGTCCTCTCGGATCCACATCAGTTCATTATAGCACTTTTGGTTGTGAGCACAAGTGCGTAGTGCGTTGTCAGGTTTATGGACAGACTCGATGAAGATATCAAGTGCTCTATTCCATAACTCATCCTGACTTTCTTTAGGGATTGCCCCTTGATCTTGCATAGCTAATCGGTACTGGCGTAATAGGTATTCGTAGTAGTGATCTGTCATTAGATGAAAGACAACCAACCTGTTATGATTTTCTTCTCAGCAGTCTGAGAAACTCTACCTCGATGGAAGTGAGTCCAGTCAGCAGGCCATACGACAGTATAACCCTTCTCTGCTGGAATGTAAAGGTCTTGATGATACCATTCAGTACCACCATCAGGTACATCATTAAGGTAGGTCATAAAAACGAGGTGTCTATAGACAGAACCAGGTAGAGAATTGATCCTCTCTGTATGCCACTTCTTAAACCCACCACCGATAGGATAGTGTTGCATACTCATAGGTTCTACAACTCTAAACTTAGATGTATTACAGAAAGGAAACTGATTAATATAATCATCTACAACCCCCTGTAAGGCACCCAGATAGTCCTGTATCATAGGCATTGCTATCTGAGCAGGTATAATACAATCAAAAGACTCTTTATAATCTTTATCAACTTGGACATCACCGTGAGCATAGACCTGTCCTTCTACTACATTTAGGAACCTTTGATTCTCCCAAAATTCTAGTAGACCATCACATATTTTATCATCTATCTTCCTACCCCATACAAAATCAGTACTCTTGGTGCAGTGCCTATCATGATAGACTGTTATCTCTTCTGGTATACTCATGCCTTTCCTGGTGCCTGCACTCTTACAATAGGATCTCCATCCCATAGGGTATGTTTAACAAAGTCAACATGACCCCTAATATTATATGAAATTATAGTCCTTCTCGTATCTGATCTATTAACAGGTGCTTCATGCATTACAGTTGAAGGGAAGAGTACCATATCTCCTTCCTTTACAGGTGGTTGGAAGGTCTCTAAGTTACCATTCCAAGGGTTTTTAAATGGAGAATAGAATTGTGTTGGCTCATGTAAGAATGGATCAAACTCCACATATATTACTGATGACCATCCACTATGCCCATGAGTGTGCACTTGGTGTTGAACATTCTTATAATACTTTTGGTACCACATGTCAATGAATTCTACTCGTCTCTCTTCACTGAAGTCTGCTAGGTATGGTTTGATTACACCTAGGACTGTGTGAAAATAATCAGGTAACTCTTTGTTATCTGTATGAGAGTTATAAAAGAAGTCAGTATACAATCCATTGTCTTCAGGGGCTTTATGTTCATCATCCTCTGGTGGTAGAGCAGCAAGAATCTTTGCCTTATTCTCAGCCCAATTTGCTATGGGATAGTGCACAATAGGTACACTAAACATTGAATGTATATTACCTAACGTCATTGGAAATTCTTAATAAAAAACTCTGCATCGATTACGACCAGAGGTTTCTTATACTTTCTTTTCATGAATAGTATGGGCTCATGGTCACCAGCGTTTGCCTCTGCCTGTGCATATGCATCATAGACATTAAGCTTCTCTTGGTTCTTACATTCTATACTAAAGGGAAACTTTTGTCTAGCATCACGAGCCATAATCAAGTCTTCGCCACTCGCTCCCATGCTCCGTGACTCTATGTCCTCTGGATGTATCTCCCGATGCTCTATCAATTGATCTCGCACCCACTGTTGAAAGAGTCTTCCCTTCGCCTTCGCTGATTGGGGTTTCATAATTATCTATTACTATAGGTACGATTGCATACTCCATCAATTGAATGCGTCTGGTTAGTGTCTCAACTGTATCGTCAGGAAGGATAGGTACCTCTGCCTGTTTGATAATTGCCCCACCATCTAACTCTTCATTCACATAGTGTACTGTGCAACCTGTTACTGTGTCATTACTATGTAGTGCTTGTTCAACAGCGTGTAATCCTTTATACTTTGGTAGTAGTGATGGATGTACATTAATAATGGGGCAGTGGAAATCTAAAGGTCTCTTTAGTATTCTCATGTACCCCGCTAGGACAATCAGATCTACATTCCATGCTCGGAACATCTTGATCATCTCGTCTTCAT